TGGCAAGACAGTTGTCTTTGCCAACCTCATCAAGCAACTGTTCGATGCAGAGCCTGACTGCAGAGTCTTGATCCTCGCGCATCGACAGGAGCTTGTCACCCAGGCTGAAGACAAACTCAAGAAAGTATGGCCATGTGCGCCATCTGGGATTCTTGCAGCCGGTCTTCGCCAGTACGAAGTCGATGGTCGTATCGTGATTGCCAGCAGAGATACGCTGGCTACACCCAAGCGACTGGCTTCTTCTGGCCATTTCGACTACATCATCGTGGACGAGGCCCACCATGTGGCGCCGGACCCGAAGACGCGATACCGCAAGATCTTTGATTACTTTGATGAAGAGCAGTGGACACCGCCCAAGATCCTTGGCGTGACCGCCACCCCCTTCCGTATGGGTCAGGGCTTTATATACGGCCTAGACGGTCAGTTTTTCTCAGGCGTAGCCTACCGCGTAGGCATACCCGAAATGATCAAGAACGGCTATCTGTGCCGCCTGTCGGCATACAAGGTCAGCGATGACGCTGTGATCGATGCTTCTACTGCGCGAGTGAAATTCAAAGGTGGTGACTACCGTGAGTCCGACATTGCAAAGCTGGCCATGGAAGATCAAACCATGTTGGCCATCGTTGCCGATTGGATCGACAAGGCGTACAGCAAGGGCAGGATGAGCAGCGTGTTCTTCTGTATCACTGTGGCTCATGCTGAAAAGATGTGCATGTACCTACGTCAGGCGGGCATCGAGGCTGCAGTTGTGACGGGTGAAACGCCTCAGGCTCAGCGTGAAGATATATTGGAACGCTTTGAGGACGGCAAGATACACGCGCTGTGTAACGTCGCTGTACTCACTGAAGGTTGGGACGCGCCTCGTACCGACTGCATCGCATTGCTGCGCCCCACCAAATCACTGGGCCTGTACATGCAGATCTGTGGCCGTGGCATGCGGACCTGGGGTGACAAGAAAGACTGCTTGCTGTTGGACTACGGCGAGAACATGAACCGCCATGGCTGCATTGATACCGCCAGACCTGTCACGCCTAAGGATGAAGACAAAGAAAAAGAGACAAAGATCTGGATTTGTGACTCTTGTGTCGCCGTCAACGACATAGACGATAAGACTTGCGTCGAGTGTGGCGCACCCAAGCCAGCGCCTGTACAGCAGCCCAAGCTGTTTGAAGAAGAAGAGAAGGATGCTGCCGCAACCAGGCAGGCGGCCCAAGGGTCTGTGTTATCTGATGAGCTTGATGAGCCAGCGCAGAAGCTTGAGAAGATCAAGAACATTGATTTCATCACTGCACAAAGAAAGACATCGAAGAGTGGTAACGATTATTTAAACGTTGCGTTCTCTAGCCCTAACGAATACTGGCCACAGAACATGCCCATCATGCTGGGTATGCGCGGCAAAGCAGGCTCACTAGCTGAGCGCAAGTGGCGGGCCCTGACAAACAATTACGCTTGCCCAATCAACATCGATGATGCGGTTGACCAAGTGAACAATGAACGTGTGCTCAGTCACATCAAACAAATAACTGTAAGAAAAGAAGGAAGGTACTGGAATGTCGTTAGTGTCCATTTTTGATCGGATCGATGAACAAATAGCAGAGAAGGAAAGCCGTAGCCGTGGCCACCTCGGCTTCAGCGGGATAGGTGATGACGATGAGTACAAGCAGTGGATGGGCTTTCACTGGTGCCTGCCATCTACATTCAAAGGCAGGATGCTGCGTCTGTTTGACCTAGGCAATCGGATTGAAGACCAGGTGGTTGATAACATACGAGACACCGATGTTATTTCCATTGCATCTCATGACAAGGACGGCAACCAATTCCGTGCATCGTTCTTTGGCGGTCACTTCGCAGGCTCCTGTGACGGCCTTCTTAAAGGCGTATTCCCACCACCTAGTGAGGAGGTAGTCTTGCTGCTTGAGGTAAAAAGCGCCAACGACAAGCGGTTCAAGGAGCTTGTAAAGCTGCAGAGCTACGAAGCCTGGAGCGAAACGTATCGATGGCAGATTCACGCCTACATGGGCGCTCTTGGCCTGACCATGTGCATGGTGGTAGTGGTCAACAAGAACAATAGTGAGGTGTACGAGGAGATCATCGACTTCAACCCAGACCTCTGGGACAAGGCACAGGCTAGAGCTTGGCGGATCATCACCAGTGATGCACCCGACAAAGACACACGCATGTCTGAGAAGGACTGGCGCATGAAGAATGAGTCCAACCTGTACCGTGACATCTACTACGGGCGCCGTCTGCCGGAATCAGTCAACTGCAGGAACTGCAAGAACGTCAAACCGTTAATCGAATCAAATGGTGCAGTTTGGTATTGCTCACGAAGCAACAGGGCTATCCCATTGGAAGAGCAGAAGCTTGGGTGCAAAGACCACCTGTGGATACCAGAACTTGTGAACGCGAATCATCTACCTGGTAAAAGCACAGACGATTCTGTGGCTTATCAGGTTGGGGTCATGGAGTTTTACAATTCGACATCTGAGGTGACGGGTGAGTACCACTACAGTAGCTCTGAGATCAGAGAGTTATCAAAAGCAAACTTTGATGCTGGGCTAATGATGACCGGCGAAAGTGTGCGACGTGATTTCCCAGGTAGCTATCTGGACAACGTCGATGAGCGCAAGGTTCCGTTCTAGTCCCAGTCTCTTGGGTCTTTGACGATCAGTATCTTGGTGCCGGGGTAGAGGGCTTCGACAAGCTTCTTCTTGAGCGAGAACACTTGGGTAACTACGCCCTTCACGTCCTCTACCACCACCTCGCCATCGCGCTTGTATCGGAAGTCTGCGATGTATGAACAGATCTTCTTGTCTTCGCCGTCCACTGTGATCCTGCACGGGAAGTCCACCTGGACTTCGAGGTCTGTCAGTTCACCTGTGGCCTCGTATCTCTTGAGTATTTTGTATCGCGCCGCTTCAAGCTTGGAGTCAAAGACAATGCCGTCGTACTCAGTCTTCTTTGCGAAGTACTTGCTCTTGCCTTTCTTTGGTGCCCGCTTTGGGATCACATCAACTACCGCCCATCAGTTTCTCTTCTTCCTGCTGGCGCAGGAACTGTGATGCACGATTAAACAGGGATGGCATCTGAGGTGCAACAGGCGCTGTGCTTGGCTGTGCTGGCCCGCTTTGAGGCGCACCCTGTGGTGCAGGTGCAGGTTGTGCAGCAGCCTCTTGTGCGGCCTGTGCTTGAGGTCTGAGCGGCGCTCCTTGGAACTGAGCGTACTGTTCGCCAATGGCCTCGAAGTCTAGAGGATTAGAAAGCTTGTCTTCGTTCCCGCGCAAAGCAATGCTTATTGTCTCGCCGCTTGGGAAGAATGCTTTGAATCGACCCGCCATGACCATGCCTAGGTTTGGTGTTTTGGCTTCCTTTAATGGCTTGATTATTTCAGTAGTAGAAAGCCCAAGCGTTTTGGCGTCTTCAATCGCCATGTTCAGGTCGCGCAGCGCCTTGAAACGCTGTTCGTTTGCAGTAATGAAAGCTTGAGTGGTGGTTTCTGCATCGACATTGCCACGAGTTTTTGCCACCTGGTTAAAGATACCGCCAGCATCACGGACGTTTTTCCCTGCCTCAAGCGCACGATAGTAAAGTACTCGATCCACACGAGGCTTGATGCTTTTGACGCCAGTCAAGGCTTCTGTAAATTCTTGTACTGGGTCTAATCTATAACCCTGTTTGGTAACACCAAGCTTCGCGTCTTGTGTTGCAACAGATGCAACTGCTTTGGGAAAGTCTCTTAAACTTAACGACACAGAAAAAGGCATGAAAGATGTGGGACTCGTTGTCACATCAACTGGGCTGATCCCAGGCATTATACCGTCTGCAAGGTGAGCGAAACCTTTGCCAATTTTTGTGCCCAGAGTATCTTGTTCTCTATAAATTGGACGATCAAACGTTGTGCTGTTACGCGCAAGGTCAACAATCTTTTCGGTAATGATGGATTCGCTCATGAATGGCGAGAAGAACTCTGCGCCTGCATCCCATGACGCATTAAAAGCTATTTCGCTTAGATCTGCTTCCTTTGTAATACCATTGTTTACGGCGTTGAAAACAGCAGCAACAGGCCTGCCGACATAGTCGTATGGGTTGGTGTACGAGAAGTTATAGAAGTCTGTGACTTTCCCGTTCTTGTCCGTGGCAAGCGGTATCAGTGTTGAGTTTCTATCCCAGTCCGCTGCCATTGATCGTTTGTAGGCATAGATTTGTTCTTGATCTGCGCCAGTAAGAATTGTTCCAGCAGCTTGCAGAGAAAGAGGTATGGCCGCATTGACTGCCATAAGTCCAGTTAGCCGCCTCATGCCTACCTCTCTAAGCTCTGGCGACTCGCTTGCAATTTCTTTTATGCTACGCCCAAGGATGTTAGAGCTTGTTCTGATCATCTCAGCAGGGAAGGCAACAAAGTTTCCAAACGGCATTTGACGCAATCGCTTGATGAACTCAGGTACGCGAGAATAGTTTGGCACAGTGTCCTTAACAATCTCTGCAGCTTCTCGCTTCATGGCAAGTTTAAGCTGATCTGGCGTTAAGTCAGATGCCCTTATTACCGGTCCAAACTCCGTGAAGTTTCTGGGGTCAGACACAGGCAGTGCGGTGTTTGGGTTCTTAGCAAATATATTTTCAAGACGGCCAAGCTCCATCTCGTAGCTGTATACCTTCCATTGGTCATCAGATGCTTGGTATAGCTTGGCGGCAAAACCGTTTTGCATCCCTTGGGCTTTCTTAAATAGTTTGCCAGTCACGCCAGAACCAAGGCCTGTGCCTTCGGCTGCATCATTGAGTAAGGACTCAAACTCACCAACCTTGGCGTTTGTATTGACCACACCAAGTTCGATCATGTCGTTGTAATGATCTTGTGCTTCTTTCAGAGTCGCGTGTACTTTGCCTGGGCTAGTTAATCTTTGATTAAGATTGCTGAATACAGTTGAAAAAGCCTTTGCAAAAGAATCGGCACCGCCAACGTTGCCATTAGCAAGCGCAAAGAAAAGCGCAGTTGTAGCGTTTCTGATCTGAGTGATAGGGCTGTAAACAGTCTTGGCTAGTTGAGACATACCCTTCAAGCCCAAGAAGGTTGAATACAAAGGTATGCTTCCTTTTGACAGATCAAACAATTCGCTGTTGCCTTCAAGCGCAGCTTTGTAATCGTTCTTTATGTACTTGCCTGCAAGACGACCAAATCTGGCTTTCTGGCTAGGGGTGATTTCACTCAAGGCACTGCCAGCTTCTGAGCCTATTCTTGAGTATTTACCAATGCCATCAGGTGGGATCGTATCAAATATAAATTTAGCGCCATCTGGCAGGTTGTCGTTGTATTTGATTAAGTTATTGTAATAGTTGGCCTTTGCGATGTGCTTTGACATGATGTCAACGGTTTCAACCATCTTGGTTCGCAGGCCAGCTTCTTGTTCACCCATGTCTCTAACCCTGACTCGTTCAGGGCGGAAGCGCATCATAACGTCCTTTGCGCCTGTGTACTCACCAAGGAAGTCTCTTACCGCAGGAAGATCATCAAGCTTTCTAGCCTTCAACATTCCTTGAGACACGCCTTTGAGCGTTGGCGTATCAACAACATCTCTGGGCTTAACAAGGGCGTTGTTATAGTTTCCTTGAACCATGTCGTTCAAAAGCTCCATGGCTCCAGCTTCGTCAAGAACATTTGCCTCATCTAAACCTTTGCTTGTTTCAACCAGTTCTTTTACCGCAAGGTTTGTTTGCTCTGGCGTAATGCTGTCTATGTACCCTGGTTCTCTTGTCGCTCGGTAAAGGCGCATACCATAGAACTCTTTGTTGGCCCCGATAGCATCAAGCAACGATTTTTTGCTTTCTCCGCTTTGAAGGCCGTCCGCCAAAATATCTTTTACAGAATCACTTAACCCATCAATCTGATTTCTGAAGTTGGTTGCGGAATCGAACAGGGTCAGTTCTTTCTTGTTGCCAAACAAAGTTTTTGGCGCGTTCTGAGAAATTATGTCGCTAACTTCTTTAAGTTCTCTTGCCGCGTTGTTACGAATGGCTTCTCTGGAAAGACCTCCTGGCCTCATGTCTGCGTTTTCTGCAAACAAGAAGTCATTCAATGTGTCAAGAATTCTTGACCTGTCTTGGTTGTTGAATAGCCCTTGGTTCTTGTTTGCAAAAGACAGTGCGTTCTCTATCTGCTCAACAGATTGTCTTGCCTGAGAGTTCTGAGCGGCTATCTGTGATACACGCAGGGCGTCGTATTGAGCCGTGAATCTATCTGGCAATTCGCCCTGCATGGTTAAATATTTACGGCCAACCTTCTGAAGACGCTGCACCTGCCTTTGCATGAACGTAGGGTTTTCAAGGTCTGGCTTTACACCAACACCACTAAATGGCGTCTCTGGATCTCTAATCGCTTGAGCCGCAGCTTTTGCAAAGTCTGTACCGGCGAATGCATCCAGCCCTGCACCAACGGACTTAGCTCCAAGCTTGGCGATAGCGGGCACACCAAGCACTACAGCGGCCCCCTCTGCACCTACACGCAGGCGATTGGAAAGATTGGCTGCTGCAAGCTCAGCGCCATCAAGGTCAGAAGTATCTATCCGCTTGGTGGGCCCAGCCTCGAAGAAGTCACCGAGTGTCTCAACGTCTGGTGTAGTAGCAGCTATGTCTGCGCTGACTGTTGCGCCAAGCTTGCCCACTGATCCCAAACCTTTTGCGGCTTTGGCAGCGATTCCACCAGGGGCCGCGAACTGAGCAATGAAACGCGCAGCCTTGCCCACCTCGGTCTGTGTTTCTGGTTTGTACTTATCAAAGAAGTTTCTTACGGTCTGGATGCTTTCTTCTTCTGATCCAAGAAGCTCCATGGGCAATGTAGCGATGCCCTCTGTCGCGCTGACAAGACCGGCACCAATACCTCTGCCGATATCACCTATCGCAGATACGTCTTCTTCGCCTAGCTGAGCGCCACGTTCTATTAGCGGGTTTTCATCTAGGTATTTTTTGGCAGTCCTTCTGGCAACTTCTTGATCACTTGTATTTACATTTACAGATCTGCCATCAGGCAACCTTACAGTGATCATTATTGAACAGGCTCAAGATCTATTGTTTCGCCTTGGCTGGCTGTTGGAGGGACGCCTAAACCCATGCTTCCATAAACAGTTGCTCTAGCTTCATTCATGAGATCTTGAGTATCACGGGCAGCGTTCATTTCCTTTCTGCTTAAATCAGAAAACAAAGAGTAAACACGATCTTCCATTCTCTGAAGCTGGTCACTTGCGGTGTCTTTGCTTAACAGCAAATTAAGCAACTCATCAACACTTGCGTCTGGTTTCAACTCCTTTAGAAGCTTGAGGTTATCTTCAAGCGCAGTGCCTTTCTCTCTCTGCGCCTCAAGCTGCTTGTACTCTTCTTTGCCCAAAGCGAAGTCGCTTGCAAAGTTTCTAGGCGCTATGCCCTCACTTGCTTGCCCGGCTTTGGCAAGGGCATATTGGTTGGCAGGATCTTGCAAGAAATCTTTGAACTGAGTGCCTGCGCCTTTCAGCATATCAAGGAAAGTTTTGGGCTTTGTTTTTGTACCACCACCCGTTCCACCGCCTGTTCCACCACCCGTTCCACCGCCTGTTCCACCACCTTTTTTGCCTGACGTTGAGGCAGGAGTTTTAGGCGCCTCTGGTCCAGATAGAAATTCTGAAAACGCACTGATTTCTGGCGTTGCCATGAACTTATCGTATTCTTCTTTAGTAATCCTTCCTGTCTTCAAGGCCGCATCAAGAGCGGCAGACAGACCTGTGCTCAAATAATCTGAGCCAGTTGTCAAATCTGTTACAGCCGCAGCCCCAGCAGCTCCAGCACCTAATTTTCCAGCGCCTTTTATCACGCGGCCTGTAGTCCTTATTGGCCCTGTTACCCTTGACGTTGCTGATGAAACGGCATCTTTGGCACGAGCAACTGCACCCGGAGTGGGTTCTTCAGGAGCGTCTTTTTTTGAAGCGACAGTTTTTGGCGTTGGTCTAGGCTTAACAAGATGTTCAGCCTGTTGTTGAGCGGTTAAAGGAAATTCTGCTTTTTTAGGAAGTCCTTCGGCTTGTTGCTCTGCTGTCAATCCCCGACGAGGTTCAGGCTTCGCTCTTGGCTTCAAGCCTTTAAGCCTTCTGAGCACTGGATGAATCGACATCAATGTAAGAAGTGCAGCCTCACTAAGTTGTCCAGCTTCAGCCAAACCAATAGCCTCTGCTTCAGACAAACTTTCAAGTTGTTGAACAGCTTCTGGTGATAGAGCCTCCCTAGGATCTGTAACAAGCGTTCTAAATCCTTGAAGCGCGTCCTGAAGCATTCCTGTTGCAGAATCAACAAAATCACCATCCGCATACCCACGAATAGGCGCAACGCCTGCCATGATGCCGCCGCCTTCGCGCATCTGTGGTGTCTGAAACATAGGCCTGTTCATTGGATCTTCGTACATTACTGAACCTCCGCTTCTTGGCGGTTAACCTTTGAGTAGTCTACACGGTAGTATCCGTCTTCAGCTTTATGCACGGCTGAAGGGTTAACCTTCATCAACTCTTGAGCCATTACGCCCTCAGTTGGCGCATTAATACCCATGGACTTGGCAGTATCATTCCAATCCCATGTGTACCATCCAACACCAGGCTCAACCTCGCCAACCTTCATAACATTTTCTTTCAATCGAATGTCTGATGGAGGCATGAATTGCGCCCCGAAGGACAAGGCACTTCCCAACCGAGCAGCGGTATTAGGCTGTTGATAAGTTCCAACCCCCTGCTGGCCAGAGCCGAACCCAGTGGTGTAGCTAGGCATGAACGGAGCGCCTTGGCCAAGGACGTTAAAGCCGCGCTGCAGCCTCATGAACGGTTCATCAGCCATTTGAGTAGCCGCTCTGTAGTCAGAGGTAAACGCTCGATCTTGTATTCCTCGACCAGTCGCGCCCAATCCAGCCGTCGTTCCAATTTGGCTAGTGAGCATATCGAAGCCTTGGCGACCAAGACCAGCAATACCTTGAGCGCCTGCGCGAAGCCCTTGTTGCCCCATTTGGTACGCATTCATTGCGTCACCCAGGGCGCCACGAGTCTGTCTGTCCATACCGCCTGCAGCACCCTGCAGACGCGCCATTTGATCTCCAAATATGCCAGAGCCAAGCTGCTGGCCAGACTGGAAGTCTCTTGCTAAGCCAGAGGCGATGTCTGCACGCTGCCCTGCTAGAGCGCCAATACCTTGTTGTGCTTGCAAGCCAAGGGCGCCACCTTGCTGTGCAAGCCTGCCAGCCAACTCTTGAGTTGATATACCCATCTGCGCGGCACGCTGAGCGATGTCTGCCTGAGAAGTCAGCCCGCTAAGCCCAAGCTGACCACCTTCAAGGGCGCCACGCTGAGCGAGTTGCTCTGCACTCAGGCCAAGGTTTGCTGCTTGTGATGCAGCACTGATGCCTGTCTGAGCGCCTGCTTGGCCCAGAGAGCCGGTTAATTGAGCAGCTTGCTGCCTACGCCCTTGTGCCTGCTCAAACGCCTGCTGAGCAGCCTGTTGAGCCTGCTGGAATCCTTGTGAGCGCAACTCGGCGCCAGTCTTAGCTTGTTGCTGCAGAGTGTTTCTGTCTATCTCGGCCTGCGCTATGGCTCCACGAGAGCCTCCAAACGCACCAGCACGCACCGCTTGGTCGCGGGCGCCAATCTTTTGCTTCTCGCCTAGACGTGCAATCTCTGCTTGCTGAGCGTCAATGACATTCTGCGTGAACGGACTCATGAACTGGCCAACGCTTGATGGGTCAAATTGATCGCCTGTCCCTGCAAGACCAGCAATGCCCTGCATCGCTGTGCTTCTACCCATGTCACCAGAAAAACGAAGATCTTGTCCTGCCATTTGTGTCTGCATTCTGGCTCGTTGTGCGGCGTCCATTGCTCCTGCTTGAGCGCCACCAACTTGACCACCGATGCCTTGACTAGCGCGATCCATGGCTCTTTGGCCAATTCGAGATTCTCTATTTGCGCCTCGTCCAGCAGCCATCATCTCCTGCTGAGCCATAGCGGCTTCTCTGCCCATGCCTAGCTCAGCGCCACGAGTATCACCGGCAGCGCCTCTCATCATGGCTCTAGCGTTTTGATCCATAAACTGTTGACCCATACGAGGGTCATAGCCACGAGTGCTTTGTTCATACAATGCACGAGCGCGTGGATCAGCAAACGCTCCTGCAGAGCGCGGGTCAAAACCTCGAGCAGATTGTTCATACATGTCTTGAGCGCGAGAAAGCTGCTGACCGAAACCGCCTAACCCTTGAGCCATGTTTCTAGCCTGTATCTCCATTGGAGATAGACCGGCCACTTGCTGCGTTGGTATAGGTATCGGCTGGTTTATCATCCCGTATTCGGGATTGAAGTACAGATCTTGTAGCTGACGAGCAGTTAATTCAACTCCGGGGGCTGAATATGATTGGCCTGCCTGCGGTTGGACTGTCGGCATGCTTTCGTCTGTTTGACGTTGTTTAGTCTTGCTGCCCATAGACAATGCAGTGCCTGCGATGGCTGGAATGAAAGGAGCGAGGGCTGCAATAAAAGCTTCTGGCTGACCCGTCTCTGGATTGATGGTTAAATCACCGATTGGCGAGGTCTTTCTTAAAACATCAACTTCTGCTGGGGTCATGTGAACCAGCATGGAGTCTCCGTAGCGGCCTTGCTTAGCTAACTTCTCAGCCTGACCCTTCATTGGGTATTTTTTATTAGCCATTACGCTTTCCCCATCGCCTTTTCGCCAGCACGTTGTAGTGCGTACATCATTCTTGCACCCTCTTGACGCTGCTCAGCTTTTGTTTTGCCAGCCCCTTTCAATCGGCCAATGCCTCTGACGGCTTTTGCGTTTACAACAAACTCGCCATCGCTAAGCATGGCAGGTATGTCATCAGATGTTTCAGTCCCTGGGCCAGAGATCGGGCCGTTCATGCGGGGATATTCAACCTCGCCGCCATCAGCAAGCCCGCCAAAAGTGGGCGGCGTTGCATTTCTCATGGGATCGCTATAGCCCAACATAGATGGGTCACCCATTTGGCGTAATGCATTAGTGCCCCCAGCAGGCTTACCCGTTGCGAAGTCTATGAATCTGTCACTTAATCCTTGCAAGGCTTCAATACCACTGTTGCCTGAAGACTTACCGCCACTCTTGATGTATTCAATAAGCTCTTCACGAGTCATGTCTTCAAGGCGCTTTTCTTGCTTCTTCTGATTCGCTTGATAATTCTCATTTGCTTGCTGAGCCATACCTCCAAGCGCCTCAATACCTCTGCCAATACCGCCTCCAACACCTTGAAGGGCATTGCCAATGGCGCCTCCAGCACCAGTAAGAGCACCACCTATGCCTCGGCCAATGCCCCCTAGCGCAGCCATGATCCCGCCACCAGCCAGGTACTGAGGTTGAACTGATGCAATGCCGCCTTCGGCCATGCCAATTCCTCCACCAATTCCAGCCATGCCGCCGAAAAGTCCGCTTAAACGCCCAGGACCGCCTAGACCAGAGAAGATGTATTCTTGAAATGTTTCAAAAGGAGGAAGGCCTCTTTCAATTCTGTCTTGATTTATTTCCTGCATAAACGGGCTGTCATCAAGGTTTATTTCTGACGGATCAGTGTTATCTGTTGTTTCTTCATCCCCAACAGGTGTGCCGTCAGGATAAACCCTTATAACTTCAGGCTCGGTACCAGGTGGCACATACCCTTCAGGCACCTGTGGAGCAATGAGAGGTCCGCCAACGTTGGGCGCGGCCCTTTCGTAATTCAAATAGTTGGCGCCACGAGCACGTTGTTGTTGAAATCCTCCAGCAAACGGGTTGTCCATGTTGCCAAGAAAAGCAGATTTAGCCGTGGCGGGATTAACTCTTAGGCTAGGGTTCATTTGTTCTAGTCGGCTAGGAGGGAAGCGACTAAAGTCTGCTTGTGTGTAAGCTCTCTCTACGCCTTGACCAACCAACGCTTGGCCACGGTCTATTCTTGCTGTATCACTTCTGCTCATTTAACACTTCCACCTTCGTCTTGCCTGACGCAGTCTAGAGTTTGGATCTTTTGCCGCCTTAGGAAACTTCTTCATTTGCCCAGCAGAACGAGCACAGAAAGACTTTCTTCGTGCTGCGCGTTTACCTGTCGGCTTATCCTCTGTCACCGCCGTCTTGAG